TACAAGCCGCAGAACGTGAATGACAACGGCCAGGATGCCTACGAACAACGTCTGCAAGACGCCTGGAAAGGGGGTGCCAAGTAATGGCCGTTCAAGATACCTACTCCGAAAGCATTCGCCCGGCGGTCCCCGGCCAGCTGGTCGACATGTCGCCAAAGACCCTGATCTCCCGCACCGTGGAAGACGCCAACGGCATCGGCTTCGGCCTGCCGGCGTTCCAGGGCGTGCAGGACAAGGGCATCAAGAACACCGGCACCGCGGCTCAGTTCGTCGGCATCACCGTTCGCGAGCGCTCCCTGCAGGCTGAGGCCAACGGCTTCAAGCAGTACGACTCGGCCCGCCTGATCACCGAAGGCCCGGTATGGGTTACCGCGCCGGCCGCGGTAGCTGCTGGCTCGCCCGTCACCTTGGGCGGCGTGCTGATCCCCGGCGCGCGCTACGACACCAGCACCACCGCTGCCAACCAGGTCGCTCAGGTCCGCCTCGGCGTCGTGCCTGCACCTTCCGCCTAATCGGCCCATGGCATAGGAGCCAACCATGACTTACAAACTGCTCGACGCCCAGGCCGCCCTGGGCTTCGTGATCTCGCAGACCTCGCACATCGAGCGCCAGGTCAACGAGACCGTCTACCCGGAAATCCAGTATCCGACCCTGGTACCGGTCGACACCAGCGCCCACCCGTGGGCCAAGACCGTCACCTACTACTCCTCGGACAAGTACGGTAAAGCCGACTGGATCAACGGCAACGCCGATGACATTCCGATGGCTGGCACCGACATGGCCAAGCACGAGACCGCTATCCACATGGCGGGTATCGGCTACGGCTTCGGCCTGGAGGAGGTCAGCCAGGCGCAGATGCTCGGCCTGAACCTGCAGGCAAGTGATGCAGCCGCCGCCCGCCGCGCCTACGAGGAGATGGTCGACAAGGTTGCCCTCTACGGTGATGCACGCAAGGGCTTCGTTGGCCTGACCAACGCCCCGACCGTCACCGCTGCGGCTGCGACCACTGGCGACTGGGACACCGCCACCCCTGGCCAGATCCTCGCCGATGTGAACAAGGCCCTGGCCGGCCAGTACGCCGGCACCCTGTACACCGGGTTGGCTGACACCCTGCTGATGCCGTACAGCGCGTTCCTGCACATCAGCACCACCCCGCTGAACGACAACGGCACCGACACGATCCTGTCCTGGCTGCTGACCAAGAACGTCTACACCGCTCAGACCGGTCGCCCACTGGTGATCCGTGCCATGCGCGGCCTGGACACCGCCGGCGCGGGCAGCACTGGCCGTATGGTCGCCTACCGCCGCGACCCGAACGTGGTGAAGATCCACATCCCGATGCCGCACCGCTTCCTGCCTGCGTACATCGCCGGCCCGCTGCGCACCGAGGTGCCTGGCATCTTCCGTCTGGGTGGCGTCGATGTGCGCCGTCCGAAAGAAATGTTGTACGTCGACGGTCTATAAGGAGCGCGAGACATGGCACAGGTAACCAACAACAGCGAGCGCACCCCGATTGGCCTGCCCAATGGCGTGCTGATCGCGCCAAAGCAGACCGTCGATGTCGAGGGCTGGGGCAAGATGAAGGACCACAAGGTCCTAGTCCACTACCTCAAGCACGGCATCCTCACCGTCGGCGGCGAGTCGCAGAAGGCGTCCAGCGGTGGCGAAGACAAGGATGAGCTGCTGGCCAAGCTGAAGGCGCTGGGCATCGATGCGGGCAAGAATTCCGGCATCGAGAGCCTGCAGAAGCGCCTGGCCGAAGCCGAGGCCAAGGCCAAGGAAGAGGCAATCGCCAAGCTCGCCGAGAAGGGCGTGGTGGTCGGCGATGACGTCACCCTGGAAGAGCTGCAGGCCGAACTGGCCAAGCACGAGTAACAACCCCGGGCGTTCCGGCAAATCCGGCGCCCACCAATTCGAGATACCACGATGCCTGACTTCTACGGGACATTGGCCGGTGCCGATGCTTACCTGGCCGCCCGCGGCAATGCCGCATGGGCCTCAGCTACCGACGAGGACAAGCAGGCCGCCCTGGTGCGGGCATCGGGGTACGTTGACGGCATGGTGGGCCAGCAGGCGAGCAACGCCACTGCTGGCTGCGTGTACGTCTTCCCCGGCCAGAAGGCTGGAGGTTACAGCCAGAGCCTGCAGTGGCCGCGCGTAGGCGCCGTGGACCGCATGGGCGACCAGGTGCCGAGCGATATCGTCCCGGCAGCGATCGAGCAGGCGACCTACGAGGCTGCCGCCCGCGAGCTGGCCTCCCCCGGCAGCTTGAACCCTGACTTTGTGCCGTCCCAAGTGGTGCAGCGTGAGAAGGTCGGCCCATTGGAGCAGGAGTTCGCGGTGGCCAAGAACGGCAACCCCAGCATCCGCCCGGTGATCGGTGTGATCGATTCGGTGCTGTACCCGCTTCTGGTCGTGCGCTGCCCGGCGCCGGCGGTGTATGTCGTATGACCGCCGCCGAGATCCTGCGGGCCATCGAGGCGCTGGAGCCGGGCATGCAGAAGGCCTACCTCGAATCGATCCGCGCCGCAGTGGATGCTGTGGTGATCGCGGAGGTCGAGCGACTCATTGCCGAGGATGACGAGCAGGGCCTGGTGGCGTTGCTGAGTCTGGGCGCGCTGGCGGCCTTCGCTGAGGCAATGCGCGGCGCCTTCCTGGCCGGTGGCCGGTTAGAGATGGTCGCCATCGTCATTCCCGCACCGCTGCGGCGGGAGATTGGCCGGAAAGAGTTCGACCCATCCACCCAGCAGGCCCAGGCCAGGATCGCTCAGCATGTCGAGCAGGTGCGCCAGGTGTCTGCCGAGGGCGTGCGGGATGCTATCCGGGCGGTGATGGGCAGCCGGCGAACGATAGGCGGACCGCAACGCACCGCGCGGCAAGCCGCTCTAGACCTGGTGGGCCGCACAAGCCCGCAGACGGGCCGGCGCACCGGTGGCGTACTGGGGCTGCCCGGCAACATGGCGCAGTACGTGGTCAATGCCCGGCAACAGCTGCTGAGCGGCGATCCGGAAGAGATGCGCAAGTACTTCAGCCGCACCCGGCGCGATCGTCGCTTTGACGGCATCGTCAGGCGCGCGCTGGAGGCAGGAAAGCCAGTGGCGACCGCAGACGTCGACAGGATCGCTGGTCGCTACTCCGACCGCCTGCTGAAGACGCATGTCGAGATGCTCACCAAGACAGCTGCGGCAGAGTCGTTCAACGCCGGGCGTGACCAGGCGTGGGGACAACTGGTTGCGCAAGGCCTGGACCGCTCCAAGATCGAGAAGGAGTGGCGGGACCGGGCCGACGAGAAGGTGCGCAACAGCCACCGGCACATGCGCGGCGAGACCGTAATCCTTGGCCAGGCTTTCCGCACCAACAGCGGCGCGCTGCTGCGCTACCCGGGCGATTCGGCCCTGGGGGCTGGCTACGACGAAACAGCCAACTGCCGCTGCTACCTGATCTACCACCTGAGGGCCTGACCTATGGCTGACATCTACGACCGCAGCAGGGCGCTCGCGGTGCGCATGCTCGCGCCGCGGGATAAGGGCGGGAAGGGTGCAGAAATGACGCTGCAGCGCCGACAGAAGGGCGCATACGACCCTGTCGCGGGGGGCTCGCCAACCGCCGTCACCGTGAGCCATGCCGGCTCAGCATTCCGAGACGCCTATGAGCAGAAGGATATCGACGGAACCCGCATCAAGCAGGGCGACGTCAAGCTGCTGGTGTCGCCGGACAAGCTCGACGGTACGGAGATGCCGGTGCCGACCACTCAGGACCAGGTGATCTTTGACGGCAAGACCTACACCTTGATCGCGGTTGCGCCATGGAACTACGCCGGCCTGGCCGTCGGCTTCGAAGTGCAGGCGAGGGGATAGCATGGCTAATTCAATGCACCACATGACCTCCAGATATGGAGGCCTTGAGGGCTCATTCGCACAGCGGCTTCAACAGTTCCGAGATCAGACGCTGGAAGATATGACCGAGGTTTTTCAGCGGGTCATGATCAAGGTCGGGACGTCGATCATCCGGCTATCGCCAGTGGACACTGGGCGATTCCGCGGAAACTGGCAATTCACCGTCGATACACCGGCCAGTGCCAGCCTCGACAACTACGACCCAGATGGCCACGAGACCATCGCCAAGCTGGTGGCCGATGTTCAGCACCTGAGCTACGGCCAGACTGCCTACCTGGTCAACAATCTGATCTATGCGATTAGCCTTGAATACGGCCATAGCCAAGCGCAGGCCCCTAACGGGATGGTTAGAGTCACTCGAGATCGATTCCAGCAAATGGTCGAGCAGGCTGTGAGAGAGGTCGCCGCATGAGCCACGCACGCGCCCGCCAGGCCATTGAAATCAGGTTGTCCGCATGGGCCGCAGCACGCCCGATTCGGGTAGCGAATATGGAAGAAGACTTCGAGGCCCAGCCCGATGAAACCTATCTGCACGCTTTCCTGCTCCCGGCCAGCACCTCCTGCCGCTATCTGGGCAGCGAGGCTTACGAGTATCGGGGCATTTACCAGGTCAGCATCATCTGCCCGGCTGGCCAGGTCATGGGTACGGCTGAGGCCATTATCGACGAGCTCTCCGGCCTGTTCCGCATCGACACCCCTCTCAGTCGCAACGGCTTCGAGGGCATGGTTGTCGAGCCAGTAGAGCAGGGGCCGACCATTACCGAGCCATCGGTCTACACGATCCCAGCAAGCTTCACTTACCTCGGTCAAGCGGAGGCGCCATGACACGTCGAATCCCGCTTCCCAACGGTACCACGACCTGGGTTACAGAGAAGGTCGACCAAGTACAGTTCAGTCTGCCGCCAATGAGCGACTCCAGCTGGATAGAGGTAAAGAAGGTCACCACACCATCACATTCGGGTGGTGATGAGCGTTTCGCAACCTTTGTTCCACTGGGGCAGTATGAGGATGTCAGCGTCCCGACTGGGCGTGACCCCATCGATGTCGACCTACCGGTAGAGGATGTCGATGCCGCGGCCTATCTGGCCACGATCGACAAAGGCCGCGACACCCGCGTTGCGCTGGGGTGGCGGTTCACGCTGCCATCCGGCGTCCACATTGCCTGGGCTGGATATGCCAGCGGCGGCCTTATGCCGCAGATGGAGCGCAACAACCTGATGGTCCGCAACTATCGAATCCGCGTCATCGGATCGCCAAAACGCATCACTTCCTGACTCAACCCGCAATCACCACCAATCACCCGCCATGAGCGGGTTTTCTCGTTCCCTAGGAGTAATCCCCATGGCTCAACGCATTGCCCTGCCAAACGGCAGCACCTTCCAGATCGCCGCGACGTTCGGCGCCGCCAAATCCATCACCGCCATCACCAACGCCAACCCGGCCGCGGCCACGTCCGCCGCACACGGCCTCATCGATGGTGATTTTGTCCTGCTCGAAGCCGCCTGGGGACGCCTGGATGGTCGCGCTGTTCGCGTTGCGGATCAGGATACCGACACCTTCACGCTCGAAAACATCAACACCACCGACACCGCCTTCTACCCGTCCGGCAGCAACACTGGCAAGTTCCAAGAAGTGCTGACGATGACAGAGATCACCAAGATTACCGGCGTCACCACCAGCGGTGGCGAGCAGCAGTTTCTAACTGTCGGTTACCTGGCAGACGACGATGACCGTCAGTACCCGACCAACCGCAACCCGATCAGCATGCAACTGACCGTGGAAGACCAGCCCACCGCGGCTTACGTCTCGGTCGTCGAGGGGTTCACCGACAGCAAGCAGCAGACCGTCGCGATCCTGACCCTGCCGAACAAGGACCAGATCGTCTACCCGGGCTTTGTGTCGATCACCGACACCCCGACCCTGGAGCGTAATGCGCTGATGACTCGGACCATCACCTTCTCTCTGTCCGGTCGCCCCGTTCGCTACCTGGCCGCCTAAGCGCGGCCCGCCACCTTCCCATCGCCTCAAGGAACCTGATTCATGGCCAAGATTTCCATCCTGCAGAACCCTACCTTCAAAGCTGACGTTGAAATCCCTCGCGTTGGCGACAAGCCAGTCAAGGTGCAATTCGTCTTCAACTACCTGGATCGAGACAAGCTGGCGGACTTCACCGATGCCGGCCTCTCCAGCAGCAAGGAGGTCCGCGAGCTGCTGGAGAAGGACCCGACAGTCCGTGAGGTTACCGCGAAAATTCTGGATCACCAGATCGAGCAGTTGCAGACCATCATCGCCTCCTGGGGCTTCGAAGAGGAGCTGAACGAGGCGAACCTCCGTGCGCTGGTAGGCTCCACTGCGTCTGTTCCTGAGGCGATCCTGGACGCCTATCACGGCGCGTACAAGCGGGCTCGCGAGGGAAACTGAGCGAGGTAGTCCAGGCGCTCTACACTCCTGCGCCCGACGCCGAGTCGCTGGCGATCTTCGGACTCAAGCCCGAGGACTGCCAGCAGACCGTGGAGCTATGGGATTGCAACGTGCAGTCCTTCGCCGTGTTCGAAGCGATGGGCACTCAGTGGCGAACCGGCATGAGCGGCGCCACAGGCCTGGACTACCAGGCGCTGCCAGTGGTCCTGGGGCTGCTTAATGTTGAGCAGGACCAGCATCAGGCCATCTTCGCCGACGTCCGCGTGATGGAGCAGGCGGCGCTCAGGACAATGGCAGAGAGCCGGGAGGAGTAGGGCGCTCAAGCTCGACAGAAGCCTAACCCTGCCTGCGCGGGGTTTTGGTGCTTCGTGCTGGTGGTGGTAGATTCGGTTCCTTCGACAAGGAGGACCAATGTGAAGAATCTATTGTTCATTACTCTGATGGTTTGCGCTGGATTAGCAGTCGCTGCCGACGGCCAGGAAACTTGCAAGAAAATATCAGCTATGGCTGGAAATGCGATGCAGGCCCGCCAAAACGGCGATCTGCTAGAAGACGCAATGAGTACGGTTGGCGATCAAAGCAAATTCTCGAACGCTGTGATTGTTAAAGCTTACGCCGTACCGGTCGGGATGAGCAGCCAAGCCAAAGACAAGGCGGTATCGGATTTTCGAAATGAGGCATACGCCGAGTGTTACCGAAATCTAATAGAGCCAATGAAATAACTCGACCCGCTTCGGCGGGTTTTTTATTGCCCGGAGAAAGGCATGACGAACTTCGCCCAGCTTGGCATTGAGGTGAATTCGGAGTCGGCTGTTCAGGCCGCTGACGACCTGGATAAGCTGGTTGACTCCGGCAAATCGGCCGAAGACTCTGCCAGGCGAGTTGGTGCGGCCTGGGAAAAGGCGGTCGCTGGCATCTCCAGTGACACTGGCCAGATCGTCCAGGAGCTGAAACTCCTCAACTCTCGACAGGACTCTACTGCGCAGTTGATGGCAAAGCTGGCTCAGTCGGTCACCGATGCTTCTAAGGCGTTCACGACCGCGTCGGTTGGCGCTAAAACCATGGCCGACGCAGAGGTGAAGGTCGGGGAGTCGGCCGACCAAGCTAAGGCCCGGCTGCTGGCTCTCGCTACCGCAGCAGTTGATTCCGCAAAGTCGCAAGAGGTGATGAGTCGCGCCTACGAAGCGACCGCAGGAAGCGCAGCCGCTGCGATGCGTGCGCAGCTTGACCAGGCTGCGGCGCAGAGTCGATCTGCTCGAGTGGCTGCCACAGCAGCAGCCGAGCAGGAGCAACTGGCTGCGGCGGAGCGCAAGGCAACGGGAGCCGCTTCTGATCAGACCAGGGAGCTTGAGAAGCTCCTGGGTACGATTGACCCGACCATTGCGGCATTTGCTCGCCTGGAGAAACAGCAGGAGGATCTGGCCAAGTTCAGGAAGAGCGGCCTGCTCCCCGAGGATGATTTCAACGAGTACAGCGCAAAGCTCGATGCGGCTCGCAGCTCCCTTGGGGGGCTTAGCGATGGTCTTGGCAAGACAGGGATCAGCGCAAAGCAGACGGCTGCCGCCCTGCGCACGGTGCCTATGCAGGTTACTGACATAGTGACCTCAATAGCGGCTGGCCAGCCCATTTTGATGGTCGCTCTTCAGCAGGGCGGGCAGCTGAAGGATTCGTTCGGCGGTGTTGGCGCCGCCGCGAAAGCCATGGGCGGATACGTGCTCGGGCTGGTAAACCCATTCACCCTGGCCGCCGCTGCTGCTGCCGCTCTTGGCGTTGCGTACTACCAGGGGTCGAAAGAGCAGGATGAATTCCGCAAGGCCTTGGTAACCACTGGTAACGCCGCGGGCACAACGACCACCGAGCTGGCCGCTATGGCCGAGCGCGTCGGATCTGTTACGGGAACTACCGGTGGTGCAGCCGCGGCCCTGGCCCAGATCGCAGCCACCGGCAAGATTGCCATCGACCGATTCGAGGAAATCGCGGTTGCCGCTGTTTCGTTCGAAAAAGCAACCGGAAAGGCAGTATCCGAAACGGTCGCAGAGTTCGCGAGACTGGCTGACGATCCGGTGCGCGCCGTGGTCGAGCTGAACGATAAGTACAACTTCCTTACGGCCTCAGTGTTTGAGCAAATCAAGGCCGCCAAAGAGCAGGGAGATAACGATGCGGCGGCGGCCATAGCCCAAGAGGCGCTTGCAAAGGCGTTTACTGAGCGATCTTCGACCATCAAGGAGAATCTAGGCACCCTGGAACGCGCTTGGAATGACCTTGCTGGCGCCGCTAAGGCCGGCTGGGATGCAATTCTTGATATCGGACGTGAGTCGAACAAGGGGCCAGACCTCACCGCTCTCCGCCAAGAGCTGGCATACCGGAAAAGTCTTCTAGATACCGGCTTCGAGGATGACAACACGCGTTCACGAATCGCGGCTATCGAAGCTGAAATATCGGGATTCGAGAAGCGTACCAAGGCTGAGCAAGAATCGGCTCGCGCAGCTGCCGAAAGAGCCAGGGTTCAGCGCGAAGGGCAGGCTGCCTACGAGGCAATCCAAGAGGATGGGCTGAGTAAGCGCGACAAGATGCTAAAAGCGCTGGAAGCCAAGCAGATCGAATTTGCAAAGGCCAGGGCTGCCGGCTATGCCGTCACGGCAGAGCAGGAAGAGAAAGCTCTCAAGAAGATTCGCGAAAGCCAGATCTACAAAGAGACCGATGGGGGCAGGAGTCCCGTCAATCTCTCCACCTTCAACGAAGCCGAAAACGCGCTGAAGTCCCTGGTCTCGAACTACCAGAACTCAATGCGCGTGTTGGATGCCTCGCTGAAGGCTGGCGTCATCACCCAGCAGGACTACACCCAGCAGAAGTCGGCCTTGATCGACAAGGAGCGCACTGACGTAGAGGAGGGCTACAAGTCCCAAATCACGGCATTGCAGGCACTTGCTGACAAGTCCAGCACTACTGGCGCTCAGCGCATTCAGATCGATCAGCGCATTGCCGATACGCGCCAGAAGATGACGCAGGCCTTGCAGAAGCTGGATGCAGACCAGCAGGTGCTGAGCTTGCAGTCTCAGGAGCGGCTGGCCAAGGAGACTGCGGCCATTGAGGCCTACGGCCAGGCGCTGGAAGACAACCTGAAGCGCACCCAGGATTCGCTGGATCTTCAACTTGCCGGGTTTGGTCTTGGCGAGCGCTCCCGACAGCAGCTTCAGGAAATGCTCAAGATCCGCCAGGACTATGAGAAAGACCTGGAGAAGCTGGAGCGAGACCATCGCCTCAAGCGCATCAGTGACAATGAGTATGGTGGCCAGAAGAAGGAGCTGGAGAAGTGGCTTTCTGAGCGCCTCAAGCTGCAGGAGCAATACTACGCAGACGAGGATGCGCTTCGCGGCGACTGGCAGAACGGCGTCTCCCGCGCTTACAACAGCTACATCGAAGAAACCAAGGACATTGCTGGTCAGACGGAGAATCTGTTCTCCAATGCGCTTGGCGGCATCGAGGACGCGTTTGTCAACCTGGCCACGGAAGGCAAGCTGTCGTTCAAGGACCTGGCTGACTCGATCATCGCCGACCTGGCCAGGATGGCGACACGCGCTTACGTCACGATACCGCTGCTTAGCGCGCTGGGGCTTGGTGGATCGTCTGGCGGTTCTGGCGGGGTAGGCTCACTGATCTCTGGCAGTTCTGGCGGCGGTGGCGGACTGTCCAGCCTGTGGGACATAGGCACCAAGGCATACGGCGTTGCCACCTCCGGCTTTGGTAGTGCTGTCTCCGCTGGCTGGAGTGCGGGTGAAGGCTTCCTGGGCGGCATGCAGAGCGCGATCAGCGGTGGTTACAACTACCTCCGCAATGGCCTGAGCGGTCTTTTCTCAGGCGCAGGGACCGTTCAAGGTGGCGCCGGAGTCATGCTCGACGGCGCTGGAAACATCGTGAATATGAACCCCGGCACCAGCGCCCTGGGCGGCGCGATGGCGGGTATTGGCGGGGCGTTCTACGGCTATGGCCAGTCAGGCCTAAAGGGGGCCGCTACCGGGGCGGCAGGCGGCGTCGGTGGTTACTACGCGGGGGCTGCAATTGGTTCGCTTGCCGGGCCGATCGGCACCGCCATCGGCGGAATTGTGGGATCGGCGCTGGGCGGCATGCTTGGAGGCTCGCTGTTCGGCGGGTCGTGGCAAACCAAAGACGTTGGGCTTTCGCTCGGGGTCAGCAATGGCGACTTCGCAGGTCGTCAATACGAGTACCAGAAG